CCGCAGCATCGCCGCGCAGCAGCCCGCGAGTGTCGAACTCTGCGAAGTACCTTTCGTCCTCGACGATCAGGTCGCGTGCGAACGCATTCTCAAAGCGTCGGCACCACGGAAGGAGGGTGTGCTGAACGAAGTCGATGCTCTGTTGTTCGATATTCGAGAACGACGAACGAGTCAGGTCGCCAACGAGATGCGGCGGGACTCGGTACAGGCGGCAGATTTCTTCGATCTGGAACCTGCGAGTCTCAAGGAACTGCGACTCCTGATTGCTCGCTCCTCCGAGTTCGTGCGGCTTCAGGCCGCCGAACAGAACGGCAGTTCTATTCGAGTTCCCTGCGCCACGGTGCATACGCTCCCAGTTGTCGCGGAGCATGACAGCCGCCTCCGGCTTCATGTCATTCTCGGTCGTCAGCACGAAGCCGGGGCGTGCTCCGTTTCCGAAGAATCTGGCCCCGTGGATTTCGCAAGCCCTCGCAAGCCCGATCGCGTCTTTCGCTAGTTCAACCGGAATCATTCCATTCACGCCGTCATCGCTGAGCCAGCGGATGTGCATGATTTGGTCTTGCGTATAGACCTCTTCCTTCCCCTTTTCGTCACGGTACTTGTACCGAATCCGTCCGTTCTCGATCCGCTCTGGCTTCATCCTGCTCGGATGCAGCGGAAGCAGTTCTGTCGCGAATCCGGCAGTGCCGGGGACCAGAAGATTGTACGAGTTCCCCCAGAGGGCGAGCCACAGAACCTGCTGCTCCCTCCACTCGAATGCAGTCTGCCACGAGTTCGGTGCGACATGAAGCCTGCGATAGAGTGGGTGCTGCTTCGCTGGTGCCTTCCCGCCACCGGGAAGATACTCGTAAAGATGCAGCGGAAGCGATGCGAGTGACTCTGCAAGAACCCGAGCGCACGCAAGGACAACCGTACTTTGGATCGCCGTGTCGCTGTCGATGCGAATCCCGGAGGGGTTCCTAGACGACGAAGGCGAGGTATCGTCCCACGAAACGTGACGATCTTCTGAATCACCCGGAAGCCACAGGATTCTGTTCTGTGCAATCATATGATCATCATTCCTGGTTCTGGCTCTTCAGGCTTCGGCTTCAGGCTCGCCGAATATGAGCCGAGAGCCATGATGAGGCTCACGATTCCGTCGATTCTGTGCGGGCTTCCGGGTTTTGGTTTTACTGGCCTGATGTTCTCGTTTGCGTCAACCTTCACGGACACGTTGCCTGCCATCCAAGACAGCACGAGATTTCCTGCGTGCCTGATTTTTCCAGACATCACAAGAGTTTCGAGCATCTTGGACGGCGGGCTCATTGAGCCTACGCCTTGCGAGAATCCTACTACATCGAAGCCGTCTGCTTGAAGTTGAAGGCTGAGTTGGGTCGCATTCCAGCGGTCAATCGCTATCTGCTTGACGTTGTAGACCTTGCCAAAATCGTTGATGTGGCGGCGAACAACGTCGTAGTCCGTGACGTTTCCGTCGGTCATGTAGAGCCCAGTTTCGGGGGAGTTTGCCCAGAGTGCGTACGGAACTCCGTCGCGACGCTCACGCTCAATAGCGTTATCCCCAGGAATCCAGAATCGGCACAGAACGTCAAACGTGCCGTCCGGGGCCGGAAACACTGCGACCATCGCTGAAGTGTCGTAAGTCGTAGCCAAGTCGAGGCCGACCCAGCACTCGCGGCCTTCAAGCGAGTCCGGCGGCCCGGAGTTGCACAGTCCCCACTGATCCATCTTCAGCCATCGCGTGTCCTGTTGTGTCCATTGGTTGAGCCGATATCTCCTGAACGCATTCTCCTTCGTGGACGATAGCAGGCTTTCCTTGAAGTCCTGCTCGAAACTCTGCGGATCTATGGTCACGCCCCAAGACGGATTCGCCTTCGGCCAGTTCTGCGGATCTGTCCAATCGTCCGCCTCGGGCATCTCGTGGATGCAGGCGAAGAACTGCGGGTCGTGACGCCAGTCGCGAAGGACAGACTTCGCGTACTGATACTGCTCGTAGCAGATCGACTGACGGTCATAGCCTGCCGTTGTCGTTGAGATAACGAGGCTCTGGTCGCGGGCTGCACCGCCGTATCGCAGGGCATCCCAGAGCCTGCGATCTCGCTGCGTATGCAACTCGTCGAATAAGAGCCCGTGAATGTTCAAGCCTTCTGAACGGAACGAGTCGCCAGACAAGACCTTCCAGAAAGAGGCAGAAGCACGGTAAGTGATGGTCTTGCGTGACTCGATCACCTCAAGAATCCTGTTCATCTGCGGTGAAGCGCGAACCATATTCATGGCTTCGCGTGCGACGATGCCAGCCTGATCACGGTCTGCTGCGGCAGAATAGATTTCTGCCGAAGGCTCGCCATCTGCAAGGAGCAAATAGAGCCCGATGCCGGACATCAGCGTTGACTTGCCGGACTTCTTTGCGGTGCTGATGTACGCGACGCGATACCTACGCAGCCCGTCTGACACTTTGCACCAACCGAACAACTCTTCAAGAAGTTCCCTCTGCCAAGGAAGTAGAGCGAACGGCTTGCCAGCGAAGCGGCCCTTCGAGTGGCAGAGGAAGTTATCAAAGAACCGAGTAACGTGATTCGCCTTGAAGTCGTCGAAGTAGTACTCAAGCCCTTGCTCCACTGCCTCGCTCTTGGATAAACGAGGCAAGCGGGTCATCTTCAGTTCTTCCATGGATCGTCACCTGCGAGCGGCTACTTGGAGTAAGGCCGAACTCCTGCTCGATGCGAAGCAGCAGATTCGCCAACGATTTCATCTGCGTAGCATACGGAGTCGGCTGCATGTATTTGACCCTCTGCTTCTTCCCAGACGGATCGCTTGGGTCAGACTCCCAGATTGTCAGGACGTCGCCGTTCTTCTTCACCATCTCGTAGTTCTTTTTCCATTCCGCCCAGATCGCACAGTACCTTCCGATCGTTTCGACATCTGCCTCGGTCATGACCCTCATGCCGAGAAGAACTGGCACAACCTGAAGCCACTTCTCTAGTCCATCGCCAGACAGGTACGAAGGAGGAGGGAAGTCCTCTTCTATCTCGTCAGGCGTCGGCTCGTTCGTGTTCATGGCTCTTTTGCCGGGATTCCCACGAACGTACTTCAAGATGCTCGGCTGCGGCTTCGGGCCTCTTTTACCCATGCTACACGCTCCTCTTACCGCATGTATCCGTTCTTGCGACGCCACTCGTCAACAGTTTTCGGCGATCGCAGCGTGAACTTGATATTGAACCCAGATGCCTTCGGGTCGCCGTACTGCGAACCATCTCCAGTAGTCTCAACGAGTCCAGGATACATTCCCGCAAGACGCGAGCAGTTATCCATGAGGTGCGGAAGGCGCTCAAGAAAACTTCCGATGCCGCCCCTCTCGAACTGCGGCTTCACTGCCTTCATGTACCTGTTGATCACGACTCGGCCATACCTTGCGACTACGTCGATGCTCTTGTACCCGTCTTCGAGCATCATGGTCTTGAACGGAAACCACGTTGAGCCGTCGTTTTTATAGAGCCCGCATTGTGTTCGGCAGTATCCGTAATACTGCCACTTCCTCTGTCGGAAGTAAAAGTTATTCTCGTTGGCGAACGCCGCAAAGATCGTGCGATGCTTGTCTGCATGGCCGATCGTCTCGAAGACGTACTGAAAGAACTCTTGCTTGTTGATGCGAAGATCGAAGAGGCTACGCCAGTCGTTGCCGTCCTTTAGGTCTATCTTTTCGCGTGAAGAAAACTTGTAGGGTATGCCGGTGAGTTCTTGAACGTTGTCATCGAGCCACAATGACCATTCGTTTACCGGCATCGCGTGCGTGACAGTCCACTCGCGAGCGAGGCTCACGCCAGTGATGCCAGCCCCGGTAATGCCAGTGACCTTGATGCACGACGGCTGCACTCCGAGTGCGACAAGATTGCTCCTTTGCTCGTCGGTGTCACAGATGAACGTAGGATCTAGCCCGAACTCCTCTATCAACGGAAGGCAGCGGAAGCGGTTCTGCGACCCCTTCGTGATCGTAAAAGACCTCATACGTCAACGCCTCGAATACGCATTTCCTGCTCGAAAGCAGTCTTGCGTAGCGAGATCTGCCCCG